GTGAAGTCATCCGCAGGGATTCCAACGTAAATCTTTTTTATATAAGCACTAAGCCAGCTATATAAAGTTGACCCTAGGCTTCCGAAAATATTAGTGGGAACCCCGGAATTGTTTCGGGGTACTACGTCACCATTCATTGCAGTCTTATATTGATTAGGGTCATCGGATGAAACAATATCGCCGGGCGCTTTAGTTTGTAGTGTATTCGTTCCCATCGCTTAAACCTCTCTCAATCCGAAAGTGATAGTCTGTTTTTTTACGTTAATTTTTTTATTCATAATTTTAAAACTCGTGGTTGAATCGATTGTTAACGCCCATTGTTCGTAAGGATATCTAGCAGTCCCGTCGTATTCTACTTGTCCATATCGAGGAATCGGCGCGGAGTCGGCGGGGATATTAACCGTTGGGTAATCTATACTAACTCTATCTAAGATATTTAGAGCCAAAGTGTCATACCAAATCGGCGTCTCTAAATCTAACTCGATTTTAGGAAACGAAAATTCTGTGCGATTTGCATTTAAAATCGTTTGAATTTTTGCAGTCGAGGCGTCGGCTATAACGTCTAGTTTAATCTCTTTTGCGCGAACGCCATAATCATCTTGCGAAGTGGTGTCACGTGCCACCACCGTAGTATCGCTCCACGTCCATTGATTGAAAACTCGGTTCATTCCGTCTCGGTATTTAGGAATATTAATTATATTTTCAATCCCAGAAATGGCGGCTTGACCATAGAAAGTAAATTCCGTTGCGTCACTTGCAGTTCTATCGGTCACGTAAACAGTATTATTCTTTAGAAATAAAACTGAATTTGCGGCGAGAAGTAAATTTTTTAAAACCGCGCCCACCGTTTTATTTTCTAAACTCGATTTATCGTCAATCGCTAAATCAGTTCCAGGGGTTATATTAGAAACCGAAACACTGGTTAGAGTATTAAATGGTGATTGGTCTAAACAGTCATTTAATACGACTGAGAATAAATCGCCGTTAGACAGATCGGAATAAGGGATTTCTATCTCATCTAAGACGGATTCATAACCTAAACAAGCAAACGTCGCTTGCTGTAAGGCTATATCCGAGGTGCTCGAGACTTCATTCAATAGACCGCGAAAAATCTCGTATTCACCGCCTAGAGGTTCGTCACCACACGTAAAGAACCCACAAATCATATCGTAATCGCGAATATCCCAAGTGATTCTTATTTTTGAATTCTTTCTAGTGGATTTAAAAATACTATTAATATTACCGACGTCGGAATAATGCCCATGATGATTTCGTAAGACGATATTGAGACCACTATTTTTAATAACACCAACGTCAAAATCAGTGCTGTCAATGGTTTGCTTCGGATCACTTATTGACGCCACATCTTTAGTGACTTCTATTTCAGTGTCGTAAACTCCCGTTGAAGTAAATGGTGTTAAGTATACTCGGAAGCGGGCCATAATTTACGACACCTCTACCAATTTAAGCTCTATAGGTAGACCCATGTACCAACGGCTCTCGACAAATTCGGGCTTATATTCGTTTGCTAAATCCATAAAGAAAATGTCTTCAAGTCTATAGCCGTGGCGAACAGTTTCAAATTGACTCGTAGTCCCGCCACAAATCCACACTAAAAAACCTTCATACGAATTAAATAGAGTCTCTACTAGGGTCAAATCGGTATTGTCGTTAACCGACTTCATTCTAATTTGACAAGTAAATCCACCAACGGATTTAGCAACGAATTGTTTACCTGATAAAAACTTAGTGGCTTTGCGGTCTTTATCAAATTCCGGTTTAACTTCCGGTTCTACTGAAAAGGTCCCTAAAATCTCAGTGACTATAAATTGTTTTAAGAATTTATCAGAGTCGGCGGTTGTAGTGCCGTTAATAATAAGCTGCAATTTGTTAGAAGATACGGAAGTGAAAGTGTGGTAAGTAGTGGTAGCTGAGTTCGTCGTCTCTGCGATAGCGGTTGAGAAATTCTGATACGCGGCACCATCCCAGTATTTCAATGTGAAGTTTTTAAAATTGTGACCAATTAAAATTATTGCATCAAAACTCTTCGTTTCTATAAAGTCGACAATCATAGTGGTGGTTCCAGCATCACTTGAGCCTGTAGTCGCCCAACCTGAGCTGTTATTTCGATTCCGCATTAAATCTGTGAAGTCTTCGCCCGTATCAGTCGCTACCGAATCCGTAATCGTAAATGCCGGAGAAAGGTTTGTTAAATCGAGAATGTTTTTTTTAAAAAACTTAATGCCCATTTAAACCGCCCCGATTAGAGAAACGTTAGTCGCTTGTCTCTCTATAATTTTTGCCTCGATAAATTCCACTAGAGAATCTTTAAGACTAAGCTCAATTCTAATATTTCCGCCGCCACCACTTTGGGGGTTGTTTAAAAAGTTCTCGAGTTTATCAGTCACGTCACGAGTTACCACGGTTTCGCCTTTGGTGAGGCTTGCCGCAACGGTATCTACATTTGCACCACCACCCGAAATAGTGCCGCCTTTATTAAGGCCAATGCCTGCGATCTTTGCGACGTTGGCAAATGCCATGATTCCAATACCGATACTCGCTGCAATGTTTGCGGGATATGGAACCGTTGCAAGTGCGTTCGTAATTGCTAAATATGCGTTTATGGTGGCGTTCGTAATCGCCGCAGCCTTACCAATCGCCGCAAGTTCTTTACTTGAGCTTTGCTGTAATACTGATAAACCCTCAAATAAAGTTCCATAGCCTTGTAGCGTGGCTTTTTGCATATCGGCTTGAAATTTTTGTTTATCAAGTTCCAATTTCTTATTCTCTAAGTAGTGTTTTTGGGCGAGCGCAGTTTTTGCGGCTTGGTATTGTGTTTCAGTTCCTATTCCGTTCGCATGAGCCGTTGCTAAATCCGCAAATTCTTTCTCTTGCTGAGTAGTTAATAACTCGTCACGTGCAATAAGATCTTGAGTCAATAAATCGTACTTATTTAGATTATGCTCCTCGAGTTGCACCAATTCTAATTCTAGATTGGCCTGTCTAGCGGCGTCGTTATACGCATAGAAATTATCAAGGGCCATGCCTTGTTCTGCAAGTCCTGTAGCGAATGCGGTTAGTAAAGTTTTTTGAGACGTCCCTAATTCATCGACCGCCTTCTTTTGATTTACAATAGTTGGCGTAGTCGCTTCCGCAGCTTCACCAATTTTATTAAAGCCATCGGCCCCGGCATTACCGATGTCGTCTAGAGCTTTAGTGATTCCTTTAAATTTATCAGACCCGAAGGCGCTAAAAATATCGTCTAGAACCTTAGCGAAACTAAACAAAATCTCATTAACCGCAAGTAAAGCCCCACCTAATACTTTTTGAAAAATATCTCCCGCGGTTTGTGCCGAACCTGTAAGCTGATTTACAATCTTAGTCATTTCTTGCATCATGCTTAAAACGACTGGGTTCTTAGTCACCGCCGTTGCGAGAGCTTCGTTTAGATTACCCCAAGCATTTGTTAACCCCTTTAAGGCGCCACCAAATGTTTGTGCGGCGCCCGCAGCGGCCCCACCAAATTTGCTCTCTAGTGTTCCTAAGACGCGGGCCATAGTTTCAGCTTTAGTAGACCCTTCGGTAATAGTGAGCCCATATCTTTTAAATGCCTCGGTGTTTCCTTCTATCCCTTTTCCTATGAGACGGGTTGCTGATTCTAGATCCATCCCTAAAGCAACGGACATATTTAACGCCGCCTCTTCGGCACGTTGTAAACCCTCAGCATCTAATTTGGTGAGTGAAGAAAGTAGAGCAAGATTCGAAGCTATGGTGTGGTCTTCAACCCCCGTCAATTCTTCCATTCGTCCTGTAAAATTTTGAAGACTAAGCATGGCGTCTTCGGTGTACTGGCCAGATAGGGCTAGTGAATTGGCAAGTCTTTTAAGTGCATTTTCTTCGGCTATTGCGTCTTCTGCACCTTCTTTTAAACTATCACTAAGAAACCCAACGGCATCTTTTACCAAACCAAAGACGCCTAGCACGGCTTCACTTGCAAGAAAGCCCGTCATGGTGGCCATAGAGGTTTCAAAGAATGAAAGGTTTTTACTGGAACTCTTAGTGAATTCTTCTATGGACTTATCCATTTTAGAAGAAACGTCTTTAGTTACCTTAGCGGCGTTATTTAATTCAGCACGGAGCCCGCTTGTCTCTGCAACTAAACTAACTACTAGTTCTTCTAAAGTCGCCACGTTTTAAATACCTTTCGTTTAGTCTCTTCAATTCCTTACTCGTCATAGGCCGGGCCATTTTTTTAGTTACAGCATTATATAATGGCCAGAAATCACCAAATGTTAGTTTCCAAAATTCAATTGGGCCAATCCCTAGTTTATCTTTCGCCGTTATCAAAATCATATCCCACGGAAAACCTTCCCATTGCTTAGGTGGATTGGCGTCTAACTTTTTTTTTCTCCCTCTGATAATTCATCGATGTCTATAGCTTTATTACCTGCAGTAATTCGACCTAAAAACAAAATGATATGTTTCGCAACTCCTGCTCCCTCTTCTAAAATTAACTGCCAAATTTCCTCGAGGTTATATTTTTTAAGAGTTGGGTCGCCTTGTTTATGAGCGGCTTGGTTGTAATAAATAATTTTTGCGGCTTCATTCATTGACGGCATCGATCTAACCGCGGCATCGGACGCTAAACTTTTTCCGTCTACTGAACGAATACCTCTAGAAAATTTCCAAGTTAAATACGCGACGCTCCCGACGTTATTTTCCATAGCCGCAATATTCTCAAACGTGGGGCGAAGTAAAATCTTTTCCCCGCCTAGCGTAATCTCTAATTCATTCCTAAATTTATTCTCCATAAAATCCGTTCTCCCCTTTGGTGGTTAAGGTCGGGGCGTTTCGCTTGGGACCACCACAAGCTAACGCCCCTAATCTCGCGTGACACACGACACGCGAGCTTTCAATTTCGATATTAAGTACCTAACTGTGCAATGCTTACGGTTCCGCTTGAATCTGCACTCATGCTGAAAGCCGCTTCGCCGTCATACTCGCCGGACGCTTCGATAGAGGTAATCTTAAAACTCCCGCTATAAATGCGACCCGCATCTATATCTAGGAACGCGAGGGAAACGAGAGAGTTAGCGATTGCGCTATTCTCCATGGCCCGATAGTTCGAAGCATTAGTGTAAACACCACTCCCAGAAACACTTACAGAACGCATGCCCGCACCGGACTTCAAATTTTTCCATTGATTTGATCCGTGGTTTGATACGTCAATTGCATCCGCATTAAAGGAAAGCGAGCTTGAACGTAATCCACCAATGGTTTTATATCCATTGATCGCCGCCGCTGCGTTAGTGGTGTCGCAGGTAATCGCCGTTCCATCGGGTACTAAGGCCAACTTAAAAGTAGTTGCGTCAATGGCCGCTGCGGAACCGTCCGCAGTCCCATCGGTTACAAAATAAAAGCGGCTCGCACTAAAAGCAGTTCCAACGGACGCGTCAAAACTTACGATATCTCCGTGAACTAAACCGTGATTTGCGAGTGTGAACGTTTGCCCACCTGAAACCGAAACGGTTAAATCTTCCGAAATCTTTAACAGCATATCTTTGCCGGACTTTTCCCCTGACATTATTACCTCCCTAAAAACAGTTTAAATTGCTGAATACCATGTCTAGTCACGTTATCTTGATCGGTGATTATGTCAATAAGCGCCCTCCTCAATATGAGAGTATTCCAACCGCTTATTGCAATCGGTTTTTTATGCAGTAATTCGTCTACCCGTTTTTGAATTTGCTGAATGCGGTAATCACCACGCCCCTTGAACGGCGAAGCTCCGGGTTGATACCAAGTGCTAATTTGCAAAAGGCAACTAAGGCCTTCGTGTGTGTAGTTTCCGCGGTCAAGCCAAGGCTTAATACTCATAGTGATATAGGGAAAAACTTTATTATCCGGGACGTAATCGTAGATTTTATCGGCGCCGTCTAGAAGAGTTTCTAGGTCCGCATCCGCGCAAAGCAAATTAAATATGGCAAGTTGAGTTTCACTTGGCGCCCATGTAATCGCCGTTGCCGCGATTGCAGGTTCAGGAACATTAGCGTCAAGCGGTTCCCAAAAATAAACTTGTCTAGAGTTCGGTAAAAATAGAAACAATTTGCGCCCTCGCACCGCTTGCGGTGAATTTCAAAGTAACTCCCGTTGCATTCAAATCCGCTGCCGCTAAATCTATTTTATATAAACCGCTTGCTACCTCAGAGACACTATTGGCACAGGCTGCGAATGCCGCACCATCAAGTGAGCGGGTCGCCGTTACCGTTTGGCCAGTTACCAAGGCACCATCGGTATCATAGAGCGGAAAAGTGAACGCAGTGTATGCGGTGTTTTTCTTGAAAATGGTGCCTCTAGTTTTTATCAAAATGCAATTTGAGGCATACGTAGTATTGGCGGAAGCATAAGTTCCGTCTGTGTACGGCTGTAAATTTACAAGATAATCTTTGGTGTCGGTTGCTTGAAATAATCCAAAGTAACTCCCATTTATCACGTGAGTCATTGCCACAGTCGAGTCAATGGCTGCGGTTCCATCGGTTATGTTATAAACTTTTGCGGCGACACTAAGTGTACCGTTACCATCGTATGCGGTATACTCTAACGGATATTGCATTTAAAAAACCCTCCCCTTTAATCGACGTCTGTCCAGGCGCCATTTGCTACCCCGACGGCGGCCCATAAATTCGCGCCTATCGCTTCAAGTACAATCGATGAGCCTATATCAGTACAGCGAATTGCATCACCCGCACTTGGTGTAATTACCGCCGCCGTTCCCGCAGCCACAGAATTTACTACTGAGATTTGATCGGTTCCGTCTGCAGGATTAATATCTAAATCATCCGCTGTGCCACAAACTATTGTATACTGACATCCTAAAGCCGTGGACGCCTCGGGTAATGTCATAACGTCGGCGCTATTACTAATAACTGTAGACCCGCACTGCGCGATGGTTAGGCTTGTAGTGCTAGACGCAATTTGATTTTGAAGAAACCCCACCAATTGATCGCCACCGTCACCGCTAAGATCGCCCACCATTGTCACGTTACCTTCGGGAAACGCAACGGTAGTGATTCCTCCCGAACCCCCGGTAGCAGTAAGCCAAGCTCTTGCCGATGAATAATCGTCTGCGACTGCGCGCAAAGAGTATTGCCCGTCCACAGTCATGCACGTATCCCAAATTCTTTTATTGGCTGTATTCCCGGAACGTACTTGGGCAAAACAGGGATTAGCCGGTGAACCGCTTTGAAAAAAAGTGATTCCAGTAGTACCCGACGCCGGAAGTGCTCCCGCGGCGGTTGCTACGGTTGTAGTACCGACAGCGCTAACTGAAGAGGAAAAAACCGCGGCCCCGGACCAAGTTTTTGCACCCGCCATAGTTTGAGTACCCGTGGTAACAATGCCACCGAAACTCGCACTCGCCGGTTCGAGATTTATTGTCTTACCAGATAAGGTTAAACCATTGGCATTTGCGGATGACCCTATAGTGGTAACCGCAACGGGCGCCTCGCACGTTAATGCCCCGCTTGCGGCGATAGTGGTCGCGAATTGATTAGCTGAGCAATCCGCTGGATTTGCGGCGAGAGCCGTTGCAGTGGACGCATTTCCAGTGAGTGCAGCGGTTATCGTCGCATCACGCGCGACTATAGCACTAGCCGTGTTCGCTGAAGTCGCCGTGGTAGAAGCGTTTGTGACCGACGCGCACGTTAATGCACCACTTGCGGCGATAGTGGTCGCATAGGTATCGGATGCGCAATCCGCCGGATCGGCGGCGAGCGCCGTCGCCGTTGAGGAATTCCCGGTCAATGCCGCACTTATTGTTCCAGCACTAAAATTACCAGAACTGTCACGTGCAACTATTGCACTTAGCGTGTTTGCAGAAGTCGCAGTAGTTGACGCATTGGTGATTGATGCACACGTTAAATTCCCGCTCGCCGCAATTGTAGTTGCATAAGTATCTGAACCGCAATCACTAGGATTCGCAGCAAGAGCCGTTGCGGTAGCGGCATTACCCGTAGTGTTTTGATTTAATGTGGGAACATCGCCCGCAACTATAGCATTCCAACCAGGCGCTGCACTCACCGAACCATTACCCGTTTGGGTTAAGAAAAGTTTTGTAGCAGTTGTATTTCCGGCAAGCCTTGTTTGCGCACCCGTAGTGCCGCCATAAATCATATCGCCTAGAGTAGTGGTGCCGCGCGGGGGTGGAGTTGCGGAGTTTAAATAAAGAGGTACAAAAATGAATAGTAAAAAAGGAATTAAAATTAAAATCTTATTTCTCATGACGTTACCTCATTAATAGAATTTCTCACTGCTTTAGCAAAAATCTCACCAATATTTTTAGCGGTCATTGAGACCGCAGTCGAAAGCCACGGCCTAGGTTCCATATCTTTAGTACCAAACTCTAACCACGCCGCGTATTTTAAATTGGATCCAACTCGACCTTTCAGGCCACCATCTTGAAAATCAAATTTTATCGATTGCACTAAGCGCCCGGTATCTGTATTAGGAGCGTCGCCGGGCTTACTCGCTAGAACATTGCGAGCCCGCCCGTTGGTGTATCTAACCTGCGGAGTACCCGAAGCATTGTCTTGAATTAATTCTACAGCCGTCCCGTGAATCAAAAAGACAGCATCTTGCATGGCCTTGACTTGCCCACTAAGACATTCTTTTTGGAATTTCTGTAATTTTTTATCAAGAGAAGTAAGCCCCTTGATAGTGTGTGAAATTCTCACGTGCCTTGGTTCTCCGCTAAATCTAAAAGTAAATAAAACTTCTTTTCGTCGGGCCTTCTCACGCCTTTGATTTGAAAATATCTTGAGTCGAATAAAATTCTCATAGTAGAGGTCACATCGTCTCTATGTCTAATCCAGCAAACGTGTGTCCGTTGCAATTGCACTTGGTCTGCGAACCTGCGTTCATGGGATTCTTTAGGCACCACACTAGCCCACACTGTGGCGAGTGTACTCCACGTTGCAGCGGTTCCCCCGTACCCGTCTGATACTTCGGCGAGTGATTCTATAACCACTCGGTGACGAAGCTCTGAAATTTCGGGGAGCTTCGTCATACCTTCCATTTCCTATGTGAATCTAAAAGCATTTGTGCAGTCGTGGGAATCGCATCTTTAATAACTACATCGCCCCGATTTTCATAAAGTTTAGCAACGCAAATCTTTACCGCCTCTTTAATATCTGAAGGAACAGAGGCGCCCGTTGCACCATAACCTAAAGTCGCTTTGACCTGGATTCCGTTTACGGTTCTAAGTGAAGTTGATGGCCAAGTAGAGTTACGCCGAAGAGCAATTTTAGGATTCATTCCAATAGTGTCGACTTGATAAAGAGACGCATCAAACACCGATCCACCATCGGTCCCGTCAAAAGTTTTTACGAAATAGACACTTTGGCACGGCCCAAAAGGGAGTTCTAAGTATCTCACTTCCGAATAAAGTTCAGACACCGCACCATCGCGCGCACCATCCCACCATGTGTCGGGATTATTTTGTGTGGGAAAAAAGTCGTAATATATAGACCAAACTTGAGTGATTAACTTGCGGCCGAGATAGTCCTCAACCTTTTTTGTGACCGCGCTTATAAGGGCCTCGACGAGTGCTTGATCGGTCGTTCCGTCGAGTCTTAGGAATGTCTGGCACTCGGTGTAATCCAGTATCGCTGCGGGCGTCACATCCGATTCCATTACTGAGTGAGGGACTGGCAATCTCGTCATTCTTACTTACCTCGCAGTTTTCGCAAATTCCGCTTGCAATCGCAGCGTCGGCGTCCCCCTCCATTAAGTCAAAAGTTTGGCCCGCTAACGCTAAGATGGCGCGTCCACAATCGTGAATCACACCGTTTCTGTACGCTTGTACTAACATCACTCCCTCAAAAACAGAGCCGCAAGACACGGTCTCACGGCCCATTGATTTACAAAATCTTAATCAACCGAAGGCTTGTTATGCGAATCACCGCAAATAACTACACAACCCATGGGGAGTGCAACGGTTCCGCTCTCCACAATCACGCCTTTTACATATCGCTTAGTTCCGCGATAAAAAAGATTGGTGATGGTGGATGCGTCGGAAGCCGATAAATCCCATGCGCGGAACACGCTTGCGGTTTCCATTCCTTCAATATCAGCCGCAGCAACCGTGCCATATGTCGTATTGTCATCCGACTCAAGCATGGTCAAAACTGCTTTATTGGTGGAAGTGAGTGCAAAAACCCCCGCTAAAAACGAAAAACAGCAAGACGTGAAACCCTGCATATCGACTACCGATGTAGTTGAATCCCCACTACCAACGGTTTTGCTTAGTGCAAAAATCGGTTTTACCCGGCCATAAAGAGACTTCATCATTTTTCAAACTCCTTAGTGAAAATTAAAAACAAATCCTCGAAAAACTCCCGCGCGCTTACGTGCGCGGGAAATAGCTAGCGATTAACCAATCTTCAAAACTTTGATAGCCTCGTAATTCTTCACACCGCCGCCAACGCGCTTAGTAGTGAAGAAAACCACTTTGGGTTTGCTGGAATAAGGGTCACGCAATACTCGGATTCCAACGCGGTCGACGATTTGGTAGCCCTGTTTGAAATCTCCGTAAGCAATCAAGCCATCCGCAGTCGTGGCCAATGACGTGCTCATGTCTTCAGCTTCCATAACGGGATTGCCCATGATTACGTCGGGCGAACCAACCACCAAACCGGGCTGCCAGAGGTACTGGGTTCCGTCTTTAACTTTGCGAACCAAAGACTTGATTGTGCGATGCATGAGCCAAGTGGCCCCGCGGCGGTAAGGCGATTTCAGAGCGTCTTGCAAATCGATCAAATCGTCGCCTGTGATAGCGCCGGTCGCATCGGTAGCAATCCTTTGAACTTGGCCATACGAAGAGCCATCGGCATAGCTCAAGAATCCACGGGGACGCCCGACACCATGACCGCTAACAAAAGCAGTTGCTTCGGCTAGTGCGAAAGCTTCGGCGGCATAATCAGCAAGCCATGCCTCAACGTTTACAGCGGCATCGTCAAGAAACGTTTGCGTTGCACCGGGGTTACAATCCATTTCGTGTACAAAGATTTCGTCTTGGTTCACTTGTGGATTGGTGCCTTCCGAACGGCTTGAGCGCTCGCCTTGCCAGTTAGCAGTGCGGGCCGAAGTATCGGAATTGATTTTGAAGCTGGACGTGGAAATGGAAATCACACTTGCCAATTGGCGAATGGGTGAAGAGAGATTGATTTTCTTAACAATCTCCGAACTAACTTCTGGTTCGATGAAAAATCCACCGTCAACTTGTGAATCAGCACTAAGAGTTTTGCTCTCAACTTGGAAAGCTCCATCTTGAGCGGCGTTCTTGCCTTTGCGCATGAATTCATTGAAGCGCTTTTTCTGACCCATGAATTCTTTGGTCTCTTCAACGCTAACTTCGCGGCCTAAATTCTTACGAAGGGTTTCGCGATACTCTTTCACATCGGCTTCGGGACCTGCGCCACCTTGTGCAGTGCGTGCGAGTGCAGCATTCAACTCAGTGATTTTGGTTTCCAAAGACTGGATATGAGCTTCGGCTTTCTCGGATTTAGCGCCTAACTCTTTTGCAAGAGCTTCACGTCCAGATTTCTCAGCTTCAACTTTGGCGTTATTGATTTTCTTGAATTCCTCAAACGCAACTCCAAGAGTATCTAACTTACCCTTTAGAATTTCTTCATTACTCGGCATCGTATTCCCCCTAAAAAAAATGGTTATAAAAAATTAAGTCATTCGAAATTTAGTAATTAGGTTGTCGATAGACTGACTAATTTTAGTCGGGTCTTCGTCATTTTCGGCGGCTTCAAGCTGAAGTGCCATTTCCAAATCACTATGTGAAATGCCCTGCGCTTTTAATTGTGCAAGTAAGTATTTTGCCTTGTCAAGCTCCCCAAGACTCTTTGCTGTGGTCACCATCGCCTCGACATTCATCGGGAACGTAACAAAAGAATACTCCCAAAGTTTGAGTTCGGTTAAATGACGAATCCTAGGATTTTCAGCATCTTGGCTTGATTGAATCGTGGAATATCCAATCGATAAACCCATGCGCGTGCTAAGATCCATTGCCTGTTTAGCGAGCGCAAATTTCTCGACTCCCTTTTGCACTTTTAAATTAATCGCGCCCTGCACAAACAGACCCTTGGTGTCTTCACTCGCCATTTCATTGTATCCAATATGTGACGCCCAATCATGGTCGGCGAGAATTGGAAACCGGCCCTTGTTATTTTTCAATGTAACTTTGAAAGCCCCTTTGTCGACGATATCTAACCCTTGATCCAAATTCCCAAAGGTGGATGCGTAACCCTCGAAGCGACCAAGATCATTATCGGTGTCGGCACTTTTAAATTCTAATTCGAAAGTTCTAAATGCAATTTGGTTTTTCATTTCATCCCCCTGCTAAATAACCACATTAAAATCAAACATAAACCTAAACTAAAAATTGCTTCACCCCAAACATATGGGTCGATTTGTTTACCCCTTGTTACGGTAAGTAAGCACACACCTGCAATTTATCACTTGATCCGCGGGCGCCGAAGTGTCGCCGGGTCCATCCATTAATGAGTCGGGAGGAACCCCAAACTTTTCATCTAATTCAACTTCCGCACCATTCATCACACCGTGGTCAGCACCACCATGGTCACCGTCTCTCACTCTATCGTCATTTGCAGTGACCCACTCCTTAAACATGTTCGGTATTTGAAGAGATTTAACCGCTTCAAGTGCGCCGTTATTTGAAGCAAGTGAAACTTCGGTACGCGCGATTCTAGTCGCCATGCCGGGGGTAAGTTCCTCAAATTCGGATTCTATAAACTTAGAAAGATCGGCATTTGAATCACCATCGGCAATCGCAGTTTGAACCCATTCGCCGACTACTCGACGAATGACCTTGGTGGATGTAGACGTGATTGATTTAATCGCGGCACCGGAACGTGTTTCAGTATAATGGTTCACGTAGTGGTCAAACTTTAAATTAGCTTTTGATTCCCTATCATACCCCATCGATTTACCTTCGCCGAGAATCATCCCGCCGAAGTCTTCAAGAGAATACCGGATATGCCGCTTAAGGGTTTTCTCCATAGTGGGCATAAAGTCTGACATCACTCTAACAAGAGCAAACTCAGTTAGTTTAGAATCGTTAGAATGTCCTGTGACTTTCTTTAGGTGCGAAATGAGTTCTTTAAAATCACCAACTAGGTCGCGATTAAAAGCTGCGGTTAATTTTTTTCGTCTATGGTTTTGTTTACGCCAAGAGGCTTTCTTTTCATTTTGATTGACGAGATTTATCGCTTTCCAACCTTTCGAATCGTCGGCACTCTCTTCACCGCCGTCACTTTCATCGTCGTCTGGTTTTGGTTTTTTCCCGTCCCCGCTATCGTCGTTATCTCCGCTTCCAGTGTCATCTTCCCCCGGCTTTTTCGGGTCTTCGTCTTCGTTACTTGGATCGTTAGCGGGATCTTGATTTCCGGTATCATCAAGGGCTGACCCTCCTGAAAAATCTTCGGGTAGTTCACCCATTTGATTTCCAATTACAAAAACGTCCCACCCCTCCACCGGCTCATAGCCGACTGCTTCACGCTTTTCATTTTGATTTAGGAAGTTGACGCTTTGTAAAGAAGTGTACTTTTGTTCCCTCTTCCATTGCAAAATTTCAATGTCGTCTTTGTCATATTCTAGACAAAGGTTCTCGCCAAAAGCTGGACCTAACCAACGATTCACCGCGCCCATTGCAGAATCCATAATAGGGAGAACTGTCTCTTCATAAAAAGAAAGTCTAGCTTCACGGTAATTATTAAAAGTCTTTTGACCTAGGCCTAAAAGTTCAGGTGGGATTCCAAACGCTAGAGCTATGTCAGTCGCAGTGATTTCTTTCCCCTTAGAATAATCGACGTCCTTTGGTGAGAGCATGGTGGAAGTCCATTTAAGGCCGCCTTCCAAGAGCATGGGCTTTCCTGCATTCCTCACACCCGTATACTTCTCGTCAATTTGCTCTCTCAGTTTTGCGTACTGTGCATCGGTAAGCTCGCCGCGTGGGTTAGCCTCCGAGACCTGCATTTGTAAAATGCCTGATGGAGTTGCAGCGTTTTGCAAGAGAGCTAAGTTCCACTTTTGCCCGGCTAAGTTTTGATCAAGCGAAAGAAGAACCGCTTTCATCGGACTCATCCCGTACCAATCATCAAGCGGATGGAATGTTTTCCAATGGAGAATATCCGAGTGCATCTTTACTAAATCGACTGGCCAAACGCGAGTGGTGGTGCCATTACTGAATTGATAGGCCTGTGGATATCCTTTGGGACCACCAACTACCGTCATTTTGTCGGGTCTAACGTTCCATAACTCGAGGGGAACCTTACCGCCTTCAATGATTCCGGTATTAGATTCGAGGTACGAATTGCCGTCTAAACAATAAAAGGCGATAAGGTTTTCAACTAAATCAGCCGTCGATTGAAGCGGGTTTGGTTTGTACCATAGGGCAAGTAGTGGATGTTCTAAAATTTCTTTAGGCTTTTTAGCATTAGATTTATCGTAAAGATCAAACGTCATCCCTTTAGCGGCACTCGCAATCATGCTCACACATCGATAAACAATAACACTTTGGCCGTAACCAATCTTTGCATAGTTCTCATATTTTTCGGGGGTAGCAACCGGCTTTCCGATTTGATTCATCGTAGTAACTGTGCGAGCTAAAGATTCTTTACGACGAACCGGCCAAAAAAAATCTCTGAATGTCATAGTGATCTAATCCTTGGATTTTGAGGGATGCGTTTTGCAAAATAATTAATCATCATTGAGGTAGTGTCCACCATGTCGTCATGAGCGGCTTTCGGAAAGCGTTCGTGTTCCGTTATAAATGCTTCGATTAAATCTATGGGGTTCCCGACTTCATCCTGGCCCCAAATTGGCGTGGACGGCAAGAAACATTTTCCGGCCTGTACACTAGGAGTTGCAGCGGTTGCTCGAACTTCTTTATCGCCGCGCGGCTGAAAAGCAATTACTGGAATGATTGGGTCATCAAGTCTTTGCAAATATTGAATTAAACTTGAGCCTGCTGATTTGTCTTCCACTACTATAGCGTCGGGTTTTAGCAACTGGAATTTGGTGACTGACATCGCCTCTAGAGTTGGTGCCTCGACCTTTCCGCGCCATATGTCGAGCATGTAATAACCAAGTGAACACCTGGCCCACGTTACACAGACTGACCAATCGTTAGTGATGCCGGGTTTCTGTGCGCAATCCCAAAACTGAATTGTTTCGTGAATACTTGAAGGCGCCTTCTCGTATCGTAACCACCAATCGCGCTTAAAGAGTGAGCCGCTTTTAGGTCGCGGGTCTTGCTGTAACTGAGCGTGCGATTGACCAATCCCTTTCGTATCAAGGTCCGCAGCCAATTGCTGAATCGAATTATTATCGAATCGTTCAGGCCAAAGTAGTTCACCTTCTTTAGTGCGAGGGTCTGGAATTGGTAGTGGGGATTCGGATTTAACTGGCGATTTAGGTTCATATCGAGCCTGGAAAATCAAGTGTGCTCTTTTGTGCGGTCGTTTTATTTTAGATTTAACATGGCCCGTTAAATCGTTCTCGTGAAGCCGCTGCATGATTATAATTTTACAATGCGCGTTGGGGTTATTAGCTCGCGTCGACCAAGCTATGTCCCACCAAAAGTTTGTTTCATCCCTGACTACTTCAGAATCCGATTCTAATGCGTTTATCGGGTCATCCACGATGAGATAGTCTGCTCCCTCACCTGTGACCGCCCCTCCCACCGATGTAGAGAACCTAAAGCCGCTTGCGGTGTTTTCGAACTTTAGCTTTTGATTTTGGTCGACTCGTAGCGTCCAGGCCGGATTGAACATTTGGCGATAGAGTTCCGATTCAATAATGGTGCGCATCTTTATACCGTCACGTACTGCGAGGGACGCGGAATAACTGGACGTCATAAACTTGCGTCCAGCCCAGTCCTTATGCGCCCACACCCATGCAGGGAACATTACGTTCACCAAAATGGATTTCATATGGCGTGGTGGCCAATTGATAATGAGTTCAAGTAAGTCAAAGCGGGCCGCGGCTTCCAAATGTCTACACGCCGATTCGATATGCCACCCATGTACATAGGGTTGAGTTGGCTCAATGATTGGCCACATAATTTCGGTGAAGCTACCTAAAGATTCTAAACACTTTCTCTTTATAGATTCTTGTCTAAGCAGGTTCCGATTGATTAATGATTGTCTCGTCGTTAACTGCGCTTCCAATTTCCGCGACCTCCCTAACAGGGGTTAGTGTACGTTGTGATTTCGCATCTAACTCCCGGAGCCGGTCGTTTTCGCGCTGTAATTCTTCGTCACTCATATTGGCATAAGGGTTTTGCCATGAGCCTCTGATTTCTTTTTTATCGGATTGATCTAGATATTGTTTACCTAAGAAAATCATCATTGAAACTTCACCATCAAGGGCCGCTTGGAACTGTCTACGTCTTAGAGATACTTTACCGACACCGCGCTTACGTGCGAACACTTCGGCAAAAGGCATTCCGTATTTTTCTTTAACGGCTCTCTCTAAAGTGACATCGTCGCAATCAAACCATGCGCACATTTCCATAAGGGTTGATTGAATGCCGCAAAGCTTTTCGAACTCTTCCCAATTGAACACCTTTCGAGCTTTGCCCTTAGGGTTCGGCACGTGATTACGAAAGGCATGCTTTTTATATTTTCTTTTTGGCTTTAACTTTTGTTTTGCCATTTATCTTTTCTGCTTTATTGCCGGTGTACTTTTCCCATCGCGCTATAATTACATCGCAGTAGTGCGGATCAATTTCCATCATGTAGCATTTGCGGTTGGTCTTTTCGCAGGCGATGAGGGTTGAGCCTGAGCCGCCGAAGAGATCGAGGACTGATCTTTTAGAATATAGCTTTATAAATTTCTCACAAAGTGCGACTGGCTTAGACCAAGCTGTCTCGTTATCTTGATCTTTCCCACCAGAATACAGTTTTGAATATAGGCTTTTATCTTCACCTATCCCAGTGTGTGGTGCCTGTCTTCCAATTACTAATAAATATTCTAAGTCGGTCATCAAGTGACCACCGTAATTGGGAGTAATATTTTGCTTGTGGTAAACAGCTATATCCCAAGACACTCCCCAGTCCTCGGCTAATTTAATGTAGTTTGGAATGAGTAGTTTATTGCAGCAAAAAACTGAAGTAGTAGATTGTTGCGACAAAACAGACGGGTCAAACTCATCAATCCCAAGATCACTTATGTCTCTCATTGCTTTGGACTCTTGAAAGAGTCCACCGCCCTTGGTTTCTAGCTGATACGGCGGATCAGTAAAAACCATGTCCGCCTTGTCACCGCCCATTAATATATTAATATTGTTTAGCGATGTGCTATCACCGCACATGAGTCGATGGTTTCCAAGTTTCCACACGTCACCAAGTTTACAAACAGCGGGCGCTTTGTCTGGAATTTCATCCGGATCGCAGTTACCTTTAGTTGTTTCTGAAAAGTTAAAGTCTTTTAAACCCAGTAATTCGATATCAAAGTCTTTGCCAAATTGTGCGATATCACCGTCTAGCCCTTTCAAATCTAATTCGGCCCATCCTGCAATTGCGTTGTCACTCTGTACACACGTGAACTCTTCTTTCGCATTTTTAAAATCTTGATAAACTACTGGAAATTTATCCCAACCATTTAGTTTTGCAGCTTCCCATCTACCATGACCGAAGCACACTTGACCGGAACGTTTTGAAATATGAATCGGATGCCTGACCCCGTTCGTTTTCATAATTTTGGCAAGGCGTTCGATTTGTTCTTTAGGGTGAGTGTTACGTTGGAACTTATTTGGCTTTAGATTTTTAAGCGGAACTAACTTTTCGTATGACTTAAAAGCAATGCGCATTTGTGGTCCCCCAAAAACATGGTGCCTTCTAACTACTGAAATTGTCAAGCGCGTCACAAACACGGCAAAAGTCGGGTTCCTTATTTTCTGGCCTAGGGGTTAGTGCAATTACACCTCACCATATTTTTATAAATGCACAATCAACCGACTCTGAATGCTCTCTGCATTTCGGATTTACAATGCCCGGCGGAGCACCGAGACGCTCTCGACTTCGTCAAGCATGTCGATAAGGTATGGTTTCCCGGTGGCAATCGCTTCGTCGTAAATATGGGGGACGAAGTTGACCAACATAGCCTCGGTAAATGGCCTTCTAATCCAAGCGGGCGAAGTGGTGGTGACGAACTTAAAGAGGCGCGGCTTAGATTAAGTTATTGGTTTGACGCGTTTCCTAAAACTCATGTTTGCCAATCCAATCACACTTACCGCGCGTGGAAGAAAGCGTACCTATCGGGCATACCGGCTGAGTTTATGAAATCCGTTGCCGAAGTGTATGAAGCACCACCGGGGTGGGCGTGGAAAGATAAATGGGTTCACGATGATATTTGTTTCGAACATGGCGAGAATGTTTCGGGCGCACTCGCGGCTTTGAATGCTGCAATCCAAAATCAAATGCGAACCGCTATCGGTCACCAACACTCAAACGGTGGGGTGATTCATCGGGCTTCGGAAACTGGAATCATTTGGGGACTAAACACCGGATGTCTAATCGACGTCGAGCAATACAATTTTGATTACGGTAAAGGTTTAAGAATTAAACCGACTCTTGGTTGCGGAGTTATTAAAAGCGGAGCTCCACATTTCATTCCGATGATTCTGAATCATTCGAAACGTTGGGTTCGCTATATTTAATTCTCATCCCATGGACGCATAATTCCGCCATTCTTCAAGTCGAAATATCTACCGGATTTCTCGCCGGTAATTATATTTTCCAAATACTCGCTTAGTTCCCTCACTTTATTTCGTCCGAAATCCCCTGCAACTTTTTCATCGTCAAAAGGCCCGAATTGAAAAGGCGGGCCTGCTTCACGCTCACCGGATAAATCCCAAAGTGAAATTTCATAAAACCATTTGCCTTTGTGTTCCCCTTCGTCGGCGACTCCGGTTCGGCCCCTAATTCTAGGTACATTTCTCATTTCAATTTCTCCATTCGTGCGGCGTGTTCAGCGATGGCTTGCACCGCAATCTTTTCGCAGTCTCGTCCTGAGCATCCGTTCCATCCAGAAGTGGCTATGTAATTTAATTCCGCAACCAACTTCTCATTGCTCTCTGCCAACGCTTCGATGAGGCGCTCATCATCGCGCCAGTCTGTGTAAGATGCCCAAAGCGCCATTATTTCTGCTTTGGTCATCGGGACTTCTCCAGTCTGCGCTGTTTTAGTGTGTAGTTTCTAGCTCGACTTGCTTTAAACTGAATGTGTTTACCGTCAATAATTCTAAATGTCATCCGATGAACAAGACCGCAGTCACAGCATCCCATCAGGTAGTCCCGCATTACTGGCTGCACCCACTCGTTGTCTTTTACGACCTTGAGGCGCTTCACTTCATTTTCTCCCTTTTCGTACTCAGCCAGCAAATCTTCTGATCTATAGAACCAACATTCCTTGCGATGTGACTCTAAGACTTGATCTCTATTATCATAAACCTTGTCCAACGATGTCCCACAGTACAAACATCCTTCGCTATGTCTTAGCCCGTGGCGTAACGACTCTTTCAGAGCTTCCGCAAGACGAGCGGATATGGCGCGCTCATCGTATAGCTCCATCATTTTATTACCAAGATCGATGCACAATAGTTCGCCTTTGTGACGATATTCATCGCGCTCTTTTATCGCGGCATCTAGTTTGTCTTTGAGGCCTTGGCACTCATCTTCACAACCATCTCGCCATCCCCTTGTCTGCGCCAGCTCAGACTGCGCTTCATCGCGCTCTTTTATAGCCTGCCCCAGCTTGACCTCTAGCTTTAAAACCTCTGTTACTAAGCTTGCCTCTGTGTGCGCCCTAAAGCGTTCCATGTTCCGCTCACTTCCCATTTTCAACCTCGTGTCCTGTGTCGTCTGCGCTGGATTCGTATTCTTCCGGCAAAACTCCCTCACCATGGCAAATGTTGCAATATTCGTTCGGTTCGGTATCAATGCAACAGCAAGTGTCTTCGCCGCAATCATGCCACGCGCCTGCACCCATACAACTCCAGCATGTTTCTGGCTCAGTCATCACTCACCGCCTGATTCGGGCGACATCACTAATTCAAAAATTAAATCCTTCAGCAAACTCACTGCAGTAAATGGATTTTTTATCTTTCTAAAACCATACCGTGTCTCAACGACTTCGGTAAACGTATACAGTTCAGCTTGAACTTCCCGCCATTTGCCGCCATATTTTGGCCAGTTCTCTCGGTAATACTCTGTGTCTTGCAGCATCTTGCTCAGCTGTCTGTAGTCATCTTTGGCGAGCTCGATATCTTTGCATGACCGCTTTAATGCGCTTTCACTCACCGCTCAACTCCTCTGCTCCCGCTGGCTGGGGACCTAACCGCATCCGGTTTCTGTATCCACCACTCGCGCGCGCTCATTCTTTCAACCTATTTCCGCAGCACGGGCAATGCTTTGTCTTAGTGAGTTTGTTTACTAGTGCTCGAATGGCTTCGGGTAAATTCACCATTGCTTTAGCTTGTTCTAATTGTTTCTTGTCTACTTGAACGCTGTACGCTTCGGTTTTATTTTTCATCGTCTTGTCCATAAAGTTTTTGAGTTAACATTGCGGTGATGTCACCAAGGCGTTTTATTTCTCGGCGTTGACCTATGACTTGAATACACACAAGCGCAAAAGCTATCATTAATAATGTTTCTATAGGAGTGGGCAAAATCATACTAGCCTCTTAATGATTGAGTCGGATTTCCATTTAGTGAACCAACCAATCTTGGCGGTCTTCTTGTCTGGATAATAAAGTGCTTTCTTCACAAACGGTTTTTGTGTGGGGCATAAGTTTGCGTTGGCCCATGTCTTTACGTTTCGAACTTTCGCTTTCAAGTTTACAAATGTGGGGTAGTAACAAAACAATGGCTCTACACCAATGACGGGTGCGTCCGTCCACTCTTCGCACCAATACGGATTTTCACACTTGGCGGGTACGTCACCATCAATCATGCCGCGGTCTTCTAACATTTCTAAACTTGGTTTAAACACGATTGGTGTAAGTGACCAAGACCTTGCCATGATTCCAGTTTTGGTGGTCCACAGTAAACAAAAAGGGAGTTTAGAAAATCTAGGGGAATTCCAATCACACGCCGTCCATAGTGGGTGGAGGTTGGCGTAACCTAATCTAAATAATTCCATCGGCTCTAAAGCTCTGTTCATTTGATCAAGAAATGGGCCGGACGATTCGAACGCCGCACGCAAAGGTAAAACGAAAACCGCACCGTGGCCCGCTTCGATTCGACTCATGATCTTAGGAAAGAAATTTCTAGCAACTACAAGGTCGGCAACCCAAGCGGTGAGAAGAGCGTCTTTTTCTACTGCGACCTTAACGGAATCTTTAAACACTTCTAAAAGAACCGAGTAACGCATATTAAATTTCGATTGGTCTTCACGTTGCCATTCGAGCATAAAAAATTTCAAGTTCACAGTTGCAGCAAGCCTTTTAAAATTTGGATGCTTTAAGCGCTTCACCATTTCTTCGCGTGAGAAGTCATCAAACTTCTCGCCGTCTTTGATGTCGATGATTGATGGGAATGTATCTTGATCCGTATACACTCTGTATTCAATATCGTATTTATCTTTAATAGCGGGGAGATTGGTCTCATCGAGAATGCTTCGCAAGTGGTGACTCGTAAAGATTTTTAGATACAACGGCCCATAGACCACGTTCGTAATTATATATTTTTTCATTTCCCGCCCCATAGTGTTCTTTCCCATTGAATGAAACCTAAAATCCCATCGCGGTCAAGCACTACAGCGTCGACCCAAGCAAATACATTACAAATCGGGATTATCGAATCAAGCTGCCAAACCACCTTTATGGCCTCGACTCTTTCGTGAATTGGGTTCCAATAAACGCCGCTAATCACGGCGTCTTGTGAAAAAGGTAGACTCCGATAATCTAGTTTTATCAGTTTCAAATTCTGATTCATCGTTTCTTTTTCTTCTTTCGTTTCTTTTTCTTAGCCTTATTTAATTTCTTTATTGCGTTAGCGACCTCCATAAATTCAATCAAGGCCGGTGGAAGCTCTACTTTAATCACCATTGTAGTGTGGGCTTGGTGTTTCATAAACTCCCGCCCCAAACAATGCGATTATAAATAACTCTCAATGACGCGCGTTTGGTTTCAATCTCAGAAATACTAAGAATGAGATTTGTCTTTTCCGGTTTTGTACCTGTGCCAGAAAGTTTTGAAAATCGATTACGTAATACTTCAATCATATCGTCGCATCTAGTAATCTCGGAAAGTACGATTTCCAAAGTTGCGGAATTATCTTGGTTCATTTTTTTACCGATTATCTTTTTTATAAAGTAAAGAACACCCCGGCCCATAAGTGAGAACCGCATCGGTGGAATTTAATATTTCAAATCCCCATGTCGGGCCAGACGTCATGACAATTTGATTATTCTCAAAAACGAAATTGTACGTGTACGTTGAGATTTGAGCTTGGTCACCTGTAAATCTGTAACCGCCACCCATAATTGAATATCCATTCAGCACAGTGAAGTTCGAGCAAACGCTTGGTGGGGCGCTCGCTTGACACACCCATTCGCCTGCAAACTCATGACACCATGTAAGGGAACCTGTGCCGCTAGGGCTATACCATAAACCGTCAATAGATGCGTCGGGTAAATCTTCCACAGGTGCGCGCTCAACCACTTGAGGTTTTGATTCCGATTCGTTACAAGCCGCGAGAAACAAAATTGAGAATATCAAAATTAAATGTTTCATTATATTTCACCGACAAATTCAACGTGCCACATGCGGTTACCTTGAAGGTTCAAAACTTTATTCCAGGCACTCTTCAAAGTGCGGGCTTTAATTTCTCTAAATTCTTTCGGCTTCACTCCGCCCAACCAAGTTTCGATTACTGAGAATTTAAAAGTTTTCATCGTCGTGTTTCTCCCTATACATTAATAGTATAGTGATTTATCACTATTGTCTATCAAAATCCGGCCCCTGTAATCTTTTTATTATTTCTCAATTTGGTACGCTCTCTATTCGTTTTGACTCTGTGACACTTCCCGCACAATGCCTGTAGCCGATTTGAGGGGACGAAACACCTAGCAATGTACTGCAAACTAAATTCACCAATTGGCTTAATATGATCCGGATAAACCTTGGGAACCTTTTTGAAACACTTCTCACAAACTGGGAACCCATCTTTTCCAATCGCGCGCTCTAAGCAAATTCTGCGGGCATAGTTCCATGACCACACACGCCGAATAGCAGTCACCAATCTTTTAATATCTTTTGGTCCTAATCCGTCAACGTTGGGAATAACCCTTTTACGTTTCCGCTTCATACGTCACCGACATAAAAATTATTCTCATCACATTCTTCTCTTAATAAAACCAAGCATCGTTTAATAGACGCTTCGCCGGTTCCAAAATTTTCGGTCACCATTCCGCACTTCGAACATGTCGCACAAACCGATGGAATAGAGTTCCCATAATCGCCAGTTAATTCAATGTAAGAAATTTCGCATTCGACCTTCATTTTTTATCCCTTCTTTTTTAGTCGTTTTTTCGTAGCGATTTTTAGCCCCGTCCCACTGTCCCACCAACTTTCTCATAATACGCTAATTTCATATGTGTATAGTATATGATACTAGGTACCCCTAAAATCATATAAATCATTAACTACGTTAGAGAATGGTGGGACAGGTGGGACAGCAAGAGATTTCTCGAGTGAAAAAGTGGTGTCCCGCTTACCACAAAAATGGTGGGACAATGGCGGGACGGTGGGACACTTAGAGCCTAAAATGGTGTCCCACCCTGTCCCGCCTATATATAGCCTTTTTTGTTTATAAACCAGCATCATTTTCGACTTCATTTTTACCCTCTTTTTCCCACCATCTAGCCTTCACTTTATTGACCCTTTTATACTGCATTTTGTAGCCTAAAGTTCTAAGCATTTCTCCTACTCTATTTTGGCTCCATTGGTCCTTTCTCATGCCTTCAAAAAACGGCTCACTTAGTAAATCTATAATTCGAAAAGGTGCGGGTGTCTTTTTATCTAAAAAGTTCTCTAGCTCATCTTGAACATCATCAATCTCTAGGCGGTCCCTTTGTTCAACCTTTGCGAGTTTCTCCACGTGTGGGTCATCAAGCCAAAGTTTTTCATTTCTCTCATAGCAAACTTTCGCCTCAGCTATTAATTGATCACGGACTTTAATTAAACCGTCTCTATCTAATTGCCCGGCTTTAACCGGCCACCACCTGCGCCCACCTGTTTTGTCAGAGAGATAATTGCTATCATTGGTGGTTCCGATAAACACAGACTGTCTTTTAAACGTCGCCATTTTTCGCCCATAGGGTAAGCGGAATCTATCACTCTTAGACGTGATGAAATTTTTAAGTAAGTCCCGGTCTTTTTTACTTGGATTTAATTCGGCGAGTTCTAAAATCCAAACGCCTTGAAGCTGCATCTTAGAATCTTTTTCTCTAATATCGATCGCCGTGTCTGAGTACCAGGGATAAGATAAAATCTCAGTCATCGTACTCTTTCCAATACCTTGCTTACCCTCTAGCACCATCACGTGATCAAACTTACAACCCGGATTCATAACTCTAGCAATCATCGCGGTTAAAACTTTCCGACCCACTGCCGCGAGATATGCCTGTGGCCCCGTGGCACCGTGATAATCTTTGAGCCAAGTCTCGAGCCGGGGAATTCCATCCCACACTAACGTTGCTAAATAATCTTTCACCGGATGAAACGAATTTTGCCGGGCAATCACTCGAACCACTTCCGTAATTTTATCGGTCTTTGGTTCGAAGCGATAACGTTTAACCAAATGCGCTTTGATCATTAAGATATCATCGTCTACTACCTCTTCACCTTTCTTAGCGCCCCATGGGCAATCCACCATCCAAGTATCTTGAACATTAAAACTATTATGTTTTAACAATGGCCCATTCGCCGCGTTGGTTAAAATCAGCATCAAGTTATGAAAGCTAGTGTGAAGAACTCCTTTATCAGTTTTGGTTAATTTTAGTCGCCAATCCCGTGTCTTTAATAAATCTGTAACAATCGCATTGGCCTCGACTGGGTCGGGTAGCTCATCCACTTCGCCTGAATCCACCACTTCAAAGTCATCACGTGACGATGCAGCGGTCTTTGCCTTGCGAACCGTGTGATTGAGAACCCAATTCGCGGCCCGTGCCCTGGAATTAGTTTTCGCGTGATCAAACCCCACTTCACCTAGGAAATATTTCTTGTCAGTGAGTACTGATAAAATCTCACGTTCCTTAAATCCTGCGCGCTGCATAGCGATCGAAACACCGTAAAGCGAAGCGGATCTATCTTCAACCCCCACCCCCTTGGTGATTGCTAAGTAAATGTCTTCGGATAAAGTGGAGTTTACTAAATCAACCGCAACGGGTTCCCAGTCTTTTAAAACTTCTTTCTTTTGTTTCTCCGTCGCCATTCCACCAAGATCGATGAGTGGAATCTTTTCGCTCAACGTCTTATCCCAATAATACTTAGCGCCCGTGTCTGGATGGATAGAGGGAGGGAGCACCACTTGCCGACCTTTAGAGTACGCAACGATATCCCATTCAGGTGTGGGCTTTTTACCTTCAATCGTCATGAGCTTTGAAGACGCTGCAACTCTGACTTGATCAAATTCTTTTTTCGTCTTTATATATACATGGCATGAGCCGTTGCCACGGCCCGAAATCACGACGGGTCCGAAGCTCACATTTTTTTTTGCTAAAAAATCGCCGAGTGCTGAGAGCCCATCGGATTTTGCTTTTGGATTTTTAATATCTAAATCTAGAACGCCGAGATAATTCCCGCACTCTAACTTGGAAGCTTCGCCAAGCCGTACTCCGATGTTCATCCCCGGTCGGTACATTTTCTTTAACGAATTCCAATCGTGTCGTGGGCCGCTAGTCCACTTAGATAGGACTGGCATTTTAGATTTAGGACGTAACCAATGAATTGCGAAGCCTAAATTATATAGGCGCCTTGCTTCGTTTAACATATGTGGTCAACCTTTTATTTTGTTTTCAAGTTGTAGTAATGCGTTACGATATCAGTGTGTGTAATTTTACCCTTGGTGAGCCGCACTATATCGTCTCGGTTTTGAAGACCCGGTGACGATTCCCCCGACCGCCATCGTCCGATGGTGCGTGCAGTAACTCTTATTTTTTTTGCCAGTACGAATACCGACTCGCTGTAAAGCCAATCCCTAAATGGTGAGTTCATTGTGTAGTCCTTCTTAGTAACGAATTGTCATTGACTGAATAATGTATTTTATGCAGTAATACTTTCAACTCAATTATAAAAATGTCTTGAGTGGTCAAATTTGGGGGAAAAATTCATTTGACTGTTTTGTATGACCGGGACCACCGGAAATTTATTTGCCAGTGTCTCTTTACAGAAAGAGACACACCAAAAGCCGCGGGCTTTATGTGGAACCCAATGACAAGAGAATGGGAAACTCATAAGCTTTCTGTGGCGGCCCGACTCCGCATGTACTTTGACCAATCCGCTGAGAATCAAATAGGCAAAAATTCGGTTGAGCGAACGCCGTGGTCGGGCCGCCTTAAACACGGTGCGGACCAAAAGCTTAGAGACTTTCAAGAACGCGGCGCTCGTTTTGCCCTAGAGCGGAATCATTCTTATTTAGCATTTGAGCAAGGGCTTGGAAAAACCCCCACCGCAATCACCATTCTTTGTACAGTCTCACTCCCCACATTAATTATATGCCCGCCGTTTTTAGTTGATAACTGGAAGCGTGAGCTTAGGCTATGGCTTAACCGCGGAACGGTGGGGAGTATAATATCGGGTAAACAAATAGATATGAATCCACGTTCCGATATTATTATTTTACCGGACACCCTTTTAGATAGGTCGCTAGTACACGACTATATCAAGGCGCAAGAGTTTGGACTATTGATTGTGGACGAAGCACACCGCTTTAAATCTTGGGACGCAAAGCGAACTAAAAATTTATTTGAAGTGATAGCGCCGATGATTCCAAAGGTGGTTTGTCTAAGTGGTACACCAATGCCCAATCGTCCGATGGAACTCTACCCCGTACTTTCCAATTTAGCTCATAATCTCATCGACTACATGTCACACCATGATTACGGACTTAAATTCTGCAATGGATTTAAGAACGATTTCACATGGGACTATTCAGGGGCTAGTAACGTTTCTCAATTGGGCAAGCAAATCATGGGCGAGTTTATGGTGAGAGAGACAAAGGAAAACGTTCTCTCAGAATTAAAGCCAAAAGAAGAGCGCATTATTTTATTGTCTGGCAAAGATCAAAAACAAATTAGAAAATTTGAAAAGTCTTGGGTTCAAAAATATGGCGAAGACCAAGCGGCAAAGAAACTTCTAGAGAACGAAAATCTAGGGGCGATAGCGAGTTATCGACGAGAACTTGGTCTCGCGAAACTTCCTAACGTGGTTGAATATGTAAATGAGATTTTAGAATCCACACGCGAATCAATATTATTATTCGCTTGGCATGTGGGTGTCATTGAAACTTTATCCATGTCGTTTCGAGATTTTAATATTGGGGTGATTAACGGCAAGACACCACTTCCGACAAGGCGATTGAATATAGAGGCGTTTCAAAGCGGGCAAACCCGTATGTTAATTGCGCAGGTGCAAACCATGGTGGGTTACAATCTCACAAAAGCTAGTCGGTGCATCTTTGCGGAATTTAGTTGGTCACCTTCGGATAATGCGCAAGCGTCGGATAGAGCGCATCGCATCGGTCAAAAAGATTCCGTGATAGTTGATTACTTGGTTCTTGCAAATTCTTTAGATGGCAATATTATCGAAACACTTTTACGAAAACAAAAACAAATTTCTAACTTACTAAACAAAGGGGATTTATGAAAACAAGTTTAACGTTTTATGACGTGACTAGTGAAGAGGCTAAGAAACTTTTAAGCTTGGCTGAAAAATTAGGTGTGAGTTCTAGTGACGAAGAAGAAACCGAAGCGGCGGAAGAAGAGACCGAAGAAACTGAAGAAGAGCAAGACGAGAAACCCGCGGCTAAGGGCAAGAAAGCCAAAGGCGCAACAGTTGAAGACGTGATTGCAGCGCTCCAAGAATACGCCGAAGAGCATGACCGCAAAGCTGCAATGAAATTTTTGACAAAGTTTAAAGTGAAATCGGTACATGATTTAGACGAAGCCGATTATCCAAAGATTTTGAAATTGATTAAAGCATAATTAGACTTAGTACCCGCAAGTGGATTGATTTAGGTGTGTGGTCGCAATGATGCGAATCCGCTTGTGGGTTTTTTATTAGGAGTTAAATGCAAACGGTTTATAGCACTCACCAATCGGACTTGGGCGAGTTCATTACAATTGGAAGTTTACGGATTAGGAAAAATTTAATTCGGGCTTATATTCTTTGCAGGTCTAACCCAGACTTTGAACCGAATCCAGCATTACCGTTTGGTGTGAACATGTTGGTCGAAGGTCAATGGTTAACCGCGGACTTTAAAACGTTAGAAGAATCAGAGAAAGCAATCGTGATGCTTGACTGGATATTTAAAAAGGAAGGGCAAAAGTGACAAATGAAGAAAAGCTAACATTTCTCTACAGTAAAGCAACGGGCTTAGCATCCGCGATTTATATATTCCTAGATGCCCACCAAATAAGTGAAAACCACACCATCAATTTAGCGGAGTTGATCGACTGGGTCGAACACTTTGAAAAAGCAATGGTGGAGTATAATGAGATGCCAGAGAATCAATGATAAAAACAGAGCATGCGCACGCAAAACTTTCAGCTTCCGGTTCCGAGATTTGGCTCAATTGCCCCGGTTCCGTTGCGCTCTCAGAGAAGGCACCGCCACAAAAGGAATCGCCATATGCAGTCGAGGGAACGGGCGCGCATAGTTTACTCGAAGCATGGCTCACCCACACGAGAGATAAAACGGGCGCCTTTGTTTTTCCTAAAAAAGTAGTGTGCGACGACAAGGGGAAAAAGATTGATGTTACCCCCGGCATGATTCAAGCGGTGAGGGTTTGCATCGATGATGTAAAGAAATCCCGAAAGCTCCACCACGACTTGGTGATTGAAAAGAAAGTATACTTAACTTGCGTTGACCCAAGTGGAAATATGCACGGGACTTTAGATTTAGGAATAGTTGAAGACTTTGGGACTTTGGAAATAACAGACTATAAGCACGGGTCCGGCGTTAAAGTAGAACTATTTAAGGAATCGGCAAGCGGTCATCGCTCTCTTAATACGCAACTTGTTTATTACGCACTGGCCTTTGCCGAAGAGTACGGATTTAATTTTAAAGATGTAATTTTAAAGATAGTGCAACCGCGCTGCGCTCAAGGTACACCCATTAGTCAGGTGAAAGTTCCAATGAAAGAACTTTTATCATATATTGATTTGTTTAAGAAAGGTGTCGAGCGCACCAAGCGAAAAGACGCGAAACGATTTGCCGGGCCTTGGTGCCGGTTTTGTAAAGCGAAACCCATTTGTAAAGAGTCGCAAGGTGGATATAGAACGGATGCGCGAGGTGATTTTTAGTGACAAATGAGAAGTGTAAAGACTGCGGCAAAATGTTCGACACGCGCGATATGCAAGGCGCATGGTGCGAAGAGTGTTTCGATATAGGATTGCATAAAGATATGAACGAACATTTTAAAAATACGGTTGAGCAAGAACTGAAAGAAATGAAAGAGAAAATCATTCGAAGACCTAAGAAGTCACCGCCGCCGGAAAATAAAATGCTTAAAGGTTCAATTGAAAACAAAGATAACTTAACCAATACAGGGGAGATTAAGGACCATGGCAAAGCAAGGTAAAAAGTTCGAGGGAATAAAAGCAATTACACCGACGTTTCGAGCAAGTTTTCTAAACGTGTTTGAGCCGAAGGCTTATGAAGACGGAGAACCTAAATTCTCAGTTGACATGCTTTTTCATAAAAAGAAATCAGACCTAAAAGAATTTCGTAAAAAAATGAAAGACGCAGGGGCGCTTGCATGGGGTACCGATGAAAAGGAATGGCCAAAGAATTTTACTTGGCCGGTTAATGACGGTGACGAACGCGATGATAAAAACGCGGCATATGCCGGTCACGTATCTGTAAGAGCGGATTCTAAAAATCCACCCGGCATTTACGATCAAAACAAAGAAGACATTATGGATAAACGCGAAATTTATTCCGGTTGTTTTTGTAAAGCTTCGGTGTTTATGGTGCCTTATGAAAACATCGGCGGCAAGTTTCCTAAAGGACGTTCAGGCATTAAACTCTATTTGCAAGGCATTCAACTTGTAAAGAAGGGTGACCCGCTTGGTAACGTTGGAAGCCGCAATGATTTTGAAGTGATTGAGAATGAAGACGGCGAAGAGTCGAGCGACGAAAGCGAAAGTGAAGACGGCGGCGGATTTTAGTTGAACATCCCCGATGTTTTCGGTCACCACTTCGGGCGCCTTAAGGTAATCATGCGAGGCCCTAGTTTCATCGATGGGCGCTCGCAGTGGTGGTGTCAATGCAAGTGCGGAACTTTTAAACTCTTCGCCTTAAAGAATTTAAAATCTCAGAAAACTTTGAGCTGTGGATGTTTAAGACGAGAGCAAGCAGTTGCGAACAGAAACAGATATAAGAACAATAAGGAATCGACAAATGCGACTAGAGAACGTAAAGCGTGCGGTTGAGATTAGTGAAAAGATCGAGCGTATAGATACCCGATTAGGAACTCTCACCGATGGAAATTACCTCACTAAATATATCACCTTTAATAAAGGCGGGGTTAACGTTGATCTTGAGTTTTCCGACCCCTCTCTTATGAGAGCTTTAGAAAACACCACTATTGATCATTTGCAAAATAATCGAAAAGAGTTACTCGCCGAGATAGAAGGTCTTTAATTGAACCAACCCTTTAGCGTCAATTTCCTTTATCCGAAAGATGGCCCTCGCATTGAGTTTAAAACTCAAGTTCAAAACCAATTGGCAGTTGACTATTTTCGAAGCCAGCTTACGCTTCATAATTTGGATAAGCGAATAAAATTCAGACTGCGATTTGGTCAAATCCAAGTGACGCTTGTACGCCCTATGGGTGGCGGGCGAAGCTGGACCCTTCTTGGCGACGGCAAAACGATGTCGATTTTTTGGCAAGGTGAAATCGATGGACGATACCTATTTAGTGTACAGCGTGAGCTACGAAGTATTTAGGTCTCGACTAGCCTCAGATATTAACGAAGCCTTTGACGTCGCGGTTCAAATGGCATTCGGTGAAATGCCAGACCCAAAAGAAACGAATTTGTTTGACGAGTTTGTATCTTTTAAGAATGATTTTGAAAACGAAAGCTTTTGGCGCGAGGGGCGTTCAATTTGGGAAACCGATTTCTCAACCGGCTATGTCGTTATAGTGAAAGTTCAAACGCTACTGAATTAGGGGACCACAATGCGCAATTGGCTCAATAGGTTTAAAACCTCAAAGATCGAATATTATAAATCAATCGAAGTCCCGCTAAACCCCGCAATCTTTGGTCTCAATCTTAAATCACCAACCATGCCGGTTAGCTATATGTTTGGTTCCGGTGGCGTTGGTGATTACATCAATTGGTGTTCTGCAATTAATTTTATTAAAGACACGTTCACTCATGCCGACGGAAGGATTTTTACTTCCAAACTATTTTTACCAGTCGCACAGTATTTGTACGGAAATTTACCGCGGTGGAAAGTTATAGACCGCGAATTTTTCTATGACGAATACGAAAACAATTCCATTCTCGCTTATCCAAAACAGGGGACCCAATTGTGGAACGCATGTGGTGGGCATTTAATGGATTTAGGGTTTGCTTATTTTTGCTGTACCAATCCACCACCTGAAAAATATAATTACCTCACTGAGATAAATTACGAGGGGCCCTGGAAATGGCCGGAGCTTGACCCCGATTCCGAGTACGCCGTGTTCACTCCGGGCGCTACCGCCGGGGTTAGGGAAATGCCATTCCCGGCGTTTAATGAACTCGCCCACTATGTGAAGTCTAAAGGTGTGACGCCCGTTTTTTTAGGCAAGTGCGAGTTGAGTGAAGAGTATAGGGCAAAGTTTTTGCCTTACGATTTCACTTTAGGTGTGGATTTACGAGAGAGAACCTCCCTTTTAGAAGCGACGCAAATTATTAAACGAGCCAAGTTTATAGTGGGTCTTGATAATGGGTTACTTCACATGGCCGGAACCACCACCACCCCCGTAATCTTTGGGCATAACATAACCGAAATTCACCATCGGGATTTGAGGCGCCGCGAAGGCTTAACGTTTAATGTGACGGTCGCTGAAGAGACACTCGCTTGTATCGGATGTCAGAGTCGAATGCGAATGCTTTACAAACATGATTTCCGTAATTGCTTTTTTAAGAAAGACCCGAACCGCGACAAGATTTGTTTGATGCATCTTTTTAAAGATGGTGCTCGAGAGTGGAAGAAAATAATTGATTCCGTATTAGAAAACGGTGATGAATACCGAGAGAAGAAAGCTAAGTCTGTAAACGTTTATGTGAAATAATAAAAGGATGGGACCACCATGCCAAAAGCCAAAGGCGAAGCCCACGGGCTTTCGAAGCTCACTGAAATTCAGGTGAGAGAAATTAGAGCGAGTCGCGCAATGATTAAGGTCATTGCATACGAGTACGGATTAACTAGACAAACCGTTCGAGTCATTCGTAAACGTGAGACTTGGAAACACGTTTGAATCAAATTGTAATCGATTACGAAACGCGCAGTGAAGCCGATCTAAATAAGGTTGGCGGCGTGAAATACGCTCAACATCCCTCAACCGAAATAATTTGCTTAGGGTACAAGATAAATAACCAGCCCGCAAAAGTTTGGGTTCCGTCTAGAGAACCGTTCCCTAAAGATCTTATGGCTTGCGCGCGGGATGAGAGTTTTATTTGGATTGCGCATAGCGCTTTGTTCGAACAAGTAATCACCAAATATGTGTTGAAGGTTCTTCCAGATCTTCCGCCTTCGCGCTGGAAATGTACCGCTGCAAAAGCCGCGGTCTGCGCCTTACCAAGAAACTTAGAAGGCGCGGCCCTTGCTTTAAATCTCGCGGTTAAGAAAGATATGGTGGGTTCAAGATTAATAAAGAAATATATGAAGCCGCGAAGGCGCTGGATTGAGTGGAGTGGGTCAGGACGCAGTGATCCGGAGCCTGAAAAATACTTCAATAATGATTTTGAACTTTGGGACATATACAAGTATTGCAAAACCGACGTTGAAGCGGAATTTCTATTAGATAAAGCACTCCCCGATTTGATTCCACTCGAGAGAGACGTTTGGATTTTAAATCAAGAAATGAACTTGCGCGGCGTCCAGATTGATCTAGAAACCGTTCGCTTAATTTTAAAATTGATTCATAAACAAAACCGGACATTGGTGAGCGAGTTAACTCGAATCACCAAAGGCGCAGTTACTACAGCGAATCAACGTGACCGCATATTGGCGTGGCTCAATAACGAAGGGCTTCCAATTAAGAGCCTTGCTGCATTGACAGTAAAAGAAACTCTAGATTCATTAAGTGAAACGAAGTTTAAAGACAAGCCAGTGGAGCGCGTATTGGAAATCCGTCAAACGCTCTCAATGTCATCCACCAAAAAGTATATAGCTATGACTACCCGTGCAAGCGACGACGGAAAGGTGAGAGACCTTGCGCTTTACCATGGCGCCCACACGGGTCGAGAATCAGGTACCGGCATTCAAATCCATAACCTTCCAAAGGGAAAAATAAAGAATACGAATCGCGCGATTGAAGTAGTGAAGACCGGCGATATGGATTTTATCGAAGCGCTTTATGGAAAGCCGCTCGCTGTGTTCTCTGCATGCATACGTGGAATGATTACAGCCTCACCTAAACATAAATTATTTGTAGCGGATTTTAATGCCATTGAGTGCCGAGTTTTAAATTGGATTGCGGGGACGGAGCACGTACTAAATGATTTTAGAGAAGGTAAAGACCCGTACCTAAAAATGGCGGCGAAGGTCGGTTCAGACGATAGGCAACTTGGAAAGACTATTGAACTCGCAAGTGGTTATCAAATGGGCGCAAACAAACTATTTGAAACATGTATCGCTTGGGGTGTGAATGGCGGTTCCGGAATATCTATGGAACTTGCTGAGAAGGGGATTAAAGCATACCGAGAGAGTCACAAACCCGTAGTGGATCTTTGGTCACTTCAAGAAAAAGCCGCAATCAATGTAGTGAAAAAGCCACACACGGCGGTTAAGAGCAAAGGCCTTGTCTGGGGCGTGACGGGCAAGTTCCTATGGTGTCAACTACCTTCGGGCCGTAAACTCTACTATTACGCGCCCACCGTGCGCCTAGAGCCAACCCCTTGGGGTGACCTGCGACCGAAGCTCTATCACTGGGGAGTCGATTCACTCACCAAAAAATGGATGTGTAAAGCGACATATGGCGGCAAAATAGTTGAAAATATAGTCCAGGGAATTGCAAGAGACTTGACAATGTATTCAGCATTACTTTGCGAAAAGAAGGGTTACATTTATCTATTCCAAGTTCACGATGAATTGGTGTCTGAAAGTAAACGTGGTTCAGTTTCGGAGTTTGAAAATATCTTAACTACATTACCACGTTGGGCCGAAGGACTTCCCATTGCCGCCAAAGGATGGACTGATTTTCGATATGCCAAACGATAAATGGAAAGATGTCTTGGGGTGGGAAGGGTTATATAAAGTGAGCACTAGCGGCGCCGTTTTTTCTTATAAAAGTCGGAAAGTTTTAAATGCTGGGAATATGATTAAGGGTTACCCGCACGTAACACTATGTAGCGGGCAAAGGCGGAAAGCAGTTAATGTCCACGATATCGTTATGATGACGTTCATAGGACCTAAACCGATAAACCGAGAAGTGTGTCATAATGATGGAAACAAAAAGAACTGCGCATTAATTAACCTAAGATACGATACTCAACGGGAAAATTTACTAGATAGAGCGAGACATGGTTGGTCTCAACCAAAAGGCTTTAATAGTAAATTAAGTAAAATATCAAAAACCGAAGCCATTTGGTCGAACAGGATAATAAATAGAGGCGAGTATTCCATTAGGGCGTTAGCTATCATGTTCGGAGTTTCCCACTCTACGTTAAGAACGGCGCTGCGAAACTTACGATTAATTAAGGATAAAAAAATATGAGATATGATAAAGATGCAATTCCTAATTACGTTCGCGGTTTTACCATGCGAGAAGTAATCGCAATACTTGTTATGGCTCGAACTGCGAGAACACCATCCAATCCGGATGCATTGAAATTCCGTGCTGAAATGGCCGTGAAACATGCGGACGCGCTCTTGCTTGCACTCGAGGTGAATAATGAAAATAGGTGACCTGAGCCGCACCGAACTTCTTAGCTTGATTTACCACCACCTGCCAAAAACTAAGTTTGAAGATCACGAATGCTTTTGCGTTGCCTGTGGGAAAGATCATGAGAATCTTTCCCAAGATGCGTATGGGATAATTTGCGATATATGTGAAGATAGCTTTGCGAATGATAACCTCTAGGGGTAAACGATGATTAAAAAATTTAAAAATCCCTTCGAAATTTCAAAACAAGTCGGATGCGATTTAGGTAAGTGCGCAAATGGTTTGCCTTGTGGATTCAAATTAACTCTTAGTAATAAGGTAGAATCCGATTGCCGCATTATGGAAGCAATAAAAGCGGGTCAAGCTTATGAAATGGATGTCTCGCGTATTTTTAAAAAGGTACTTAGACCCGGTGACATAGCGGTAGACATAGGTGCAAACGTCGGATGGTTTTCAATGCTCGCCGCATCTTTAGTTGGGCCATCGGGTAAAGTATTTTCCTTTGAGCCATCTATCAGTAACGTCACGAAACTTAAAGCAAACGCTGACCTGAATAATTTTAAAAACATTGAAATCGTAGGCGCTGCGATGAGTGATGGAATCCGCACCGCTATTTTTTATCTAAACCCCGACGGTAATGGTGGTCATGCCCTTTGGGACATGCACATCAATACGAAGAAAAAGTCGGAACTAGTGACGATTAAAACCACCACCATTGATGAACGATTTTCAAGCTTAGCGCCTAGGTTAATTAAAATAGATACCGAAGGCCACGAAAACCGCGTTCTTGCGGGCGCCACCAAAGTATTAAAAAGCGGAATCACTCCATTTATCATAAGTGAACTACACGGACCGGGGTTAAGTAAGTTTGGTGATTCTCAAGAATCACTTCGAGCACTAATGGAATCGAACGGATACTCTACTTTTTTGTTAAACCCCAATTGGGAACTGCCAACGTTTCTCCCACCGAAAACTAAGATCAATTCCCGCTACACTCAGAACTTTTTATTTACACCTATGAGTCAAATGCTCGAACTGTATAGCGAGGTTATTATATGATAAACACACTAGGTGAAGGTTTCGTTCTTGGCGTTTACATTTTCGGAGCGGCGCTAGGTTTTATTTGTTTCGGAATCTTGTTCATGTTTCTAAATATATTGTTCAATAGAATTTATTCATTAGTGGGGAGAATGCTACGATGACGAAAAAAGAGTATATGGAACTACACGCGAAAATGTGCGCCGACATGATTGAAATCACCAAGAAGAAAAATGCCGACTATACTGGTAGTGGGGATGACCCATTCGCGAACTTTAGGCAAATAGGTTATTTGGTTCAAACTCCGAATGTTTGTGAGATTGGTTTCTTAACTCGAATGAGTGATAAGCTTTCGCGCATTGGAAGTTTTGTCAGTAAGGGAGAATTGCAAGTCAAGGATGAAAACATTTTTGATACTCTTCTAGACCTTGCGAATTATTCTCTTTTATTTGCGGGCTTTTTAATCGAGAAAAAGTCCCGCGAAGTAAATCCGTCTACCCCAAGTCAACGTTAACGAGTCGATTCTTTATCGCCGTTTCCGTTAGCCTTTGGCGCGGATGAACCGATGGGCGCTGTAATGGTGCCTTCTTTGGGTTGCCATTTTCGACAAGCGCTTATTGAACTCACACTGTACATCGACACTTTACAGGTGTTCCCCTGGTTTCCGCCGATACCTTCAAACGTTAAACTTTTGCTTCGTTTGAAAGGGCGATTAGCAAGGGTAACGTGACTAGTACCAATGCAAACAATGTCCCCCTCTTCAACGTCATCACCTGAATCGACACCATAATTTTTCCAAGATGCCGCGAGCGCATTATCAGTTTTCTTCATTCCGCATTCATCGGCTGCGGCGTTTATAAAACTTGAACACCATGGGACCTCGTCGGCATGTTCTTTGGATCCAATATTTGCACAGTGTGTGTGATACCAACGGATGCGGGGGTTGTCTCGCTTGCCAAGAATTTCTTTTTGACCAAGCTCCCCCCGAACCCAGTCAATTGGATGCAAGTGAGTGTATGCCCCACTCACTACGGGTAAGTCCCTCACCCTCGGAGAGAGCATTAAGGCTACATCGTATTTCAATAATTCGCCTTGAGTAATTGGCCCTAAATCTCCGTCTACCTTTAATTTCGATCCAAGCTCATTCATTTCGCTTTGCAGTTTTTTAACGAAGTCTTTATAAATCATTTTGTTGGGCTTTCGCTATTTAGTTAATGGCATCTTTGATTGGCAATTTCTATAACCGAATCAATCCACGCTTCCGATTTTCTATAGTCCTCAATTGACATGCATTGAGCCCCTTCCATATTCGGGTCATCGCGGCGTAAATCAAGGGCCTGTTTAGTCCGGGTGTTTACGCATCTAAATTTATTAAGTTTAGATGAATAAGCACATTGCCACACTTCCGGAAAAGGAGGTAATTGTGCGCATCCAAAACTAGCGAGGCTTATTACCAACAATGCGATCTTGAGCATCGTTAAACTCCTTTTCGTCTTTGGCTTTGGCTAGGTCTTCGAGCGCTTTCTCACGGTCTTGCGTTCTCTTCTGGGCCTCAGCCGCCTTTTGTTTGGCGGCCATATCCAATAACAATCTAATCAACTCGATCAATTTCTTGAGCGTGGTGACGATAGAAATAATTGTGCCCAAACGATTACGCTGTCTTGTTCAAGATCGCCGCGAGCTCTGGAAGTACCCCAGCCAAATCTAAACCTTTTGCCAAGCTGAAATCTTTGAACTCTTCTGAAATTTTATCCATATCTGTATATCCCGCCATTACTTTAGCTTTGAATTCACCATCGACGGTGAGTGCAGACCCAAGGGCCAAAGCGTCGTCTAATTGAACGCCGTCTTTCAATCGGTCTGCTACGAATTTACCAAGCAATACCAATGCTACTAAAGCCTCTTTTGTTTCTTTCACGTAACTCCCCCTATGGTTTTTCGAGTTTCTCAACTCGGTTATGTATATCATTAACTTTTTCTTCCACTTGGCCAAGCCTGACCGAAACTTTTTCTTCCACCTGGCCAAGTTTCGCGGTGTGCGCAGCCAAGTCTTTAGACACCATGGCGGCGACATTATCGATTGCTTTGGTGACGTTTAGAAATTGTTCCGCCGTATCTTTTTTAACCCATCGTCTATGAAACCGAGCCGCGATGGTGAATGCAATAGTCATTTTAGCGAAATCCGTTTGCAGTATTTCAACTAGAAAACCAGTGACTCCAAAGCTTTCTAGAAGTGTCCACAATTGGTCAGCCGCTTCCATGGCATAATCCCCCTTTTCAAAAACCTTTTAAGTTTTTATACAGTAAAGCAAAACAATATTCGCGGGTCTGGTTGAACCTCCTGTGCGAGGCGTTCCGTTTGACCCATCTGTCACGGGCGAGAGTGCCGAAGCAGTCGTCGAGAACCGCACCGAACCGCTATTCGAATCCCCCGCGTTTGCGCCCGTTGTGCCCGGACCAACTAACGAATACGCCATAGTGTGGTAATGGCCCTGCATTTGATCACCTTGAGTAGTCCCGCGTGTACCTGAATTGGTGATTCCAGAAATGTCTTGCGACCCGGAACCTTTTATAAAAACGCCTTGCGCATTGGGTAAGGTGAAGTTCCCACCCGCGTCCGATCCGTAAGTTGAACCCGCAAGCGCATAGAGTGCCGCATAGGTAGCTTGCGAAACTGCGGACCCATCAAGCGATAAGTACCCCGTCGGGCATGATGAACCCACGAACATAATCACCGCACCTGTAGGCATCCCAACCGCCGCATTAAGCTGCGTTTGAATTGCACTCGTCACACCTGATAAATACCCAAGCTCCGTTGGTGTGACGGCACTCGAAGTGATTGCTTTGCCCGCACTTAAATAAGGGACGGTGCTCGCAGTAAGGGCCGAAAGAACCGGCGCCGCGGTCATGGTGGTTACACCCGTTAAGGTTTGCGCACCGGTTACGGTAAGCGTTCCTTTTACGGCAAGATTGCCGCGTTCGATCGAATCACTTCGAGAAATTCGGGATGCGAAAAGGAAAACAAATAAAATTCCGATTAAATATTTCATTTCTTAACTCTCTTTATTAAATGATTTCTGAATCTTATAACGAATAGTTCCGACATAGGTTGCACCAATGGAATAAGATTTGTACTGCACTTGCCCGGCTGAAGTTACGTTTAAAGGCGCTGAAATCGTTCCATTCCCCAATGCATCATCCCCCCAAGATTGGTGCTCGAAACTCCACACCGCTGCAACCGCTTTATACATGCATCTTAAGATTCCATTTTCGCGTTTTTCAATACTGGAACCATTAGTGCGGTAAATCGTATACTCAATATCAAGCGCCCTGGAAACCGAGGCGTCAAGTAAAAGGCCCGTGATGTCCGCGTATGATGATTGGTTGTCAGCTATGGTGAATTGCGTTTCTGCAATCGAAGCATTACCGAAAGCATTTACTAAAGCCGTGCGGATAGTATTCCACCAACTAGCCTCCACCATTCCGGTGTCTGCATTTGACCGAACTGGAATTGCATCAAAAATTCCCATTTGCTAACTCCCTTTTTTACGAGCCCCAAGTAGTATCAGATGAAACGGCAAATAAAGCGGTATATCCAGCGCCACCACCACCACCTGAACCTGTGGGGCCGCCGCCGCCGCCGCCCGAACCTTTATCGCCCGCAACGCCAGTACTCGCGCCACCAACGCCAAGTCCCCCGACACCATAACCAGCGCCACCACCACCACCACCGGCACCGCCGGGGTTACCTCCGCCACTATTAAACTCGCTGTCTTCTCCGGACGTCGGGGCTGTTGCGCTCCCGGCCCCCCCGTTGGCGCCTCTGCGATAATAAAACCC